GTTTTTTCCATGATATCTACTAATGATGGTCCACAAGTCCGGGCGTACCCATGTACGGAATAGGTCGAACGGCTTTTATATGGTTTCCAACATGAATCACGAATTGAGGGGCATCAACCTGGACCGCCCACGACCTGGGGTCCGGGTCACACGTTACGAACGTATCATCGAGAGCCGGCAAAGAACCGAATTCGCGGGTCAACGTCCAATAATCGAAATCAGCTCCAGGACGCAACATACATACTGGCAGATTCGGCTTGTATCGCATCTCATCGTATCTTTGCTGAAATCCGAACACGTGTTCGTTCAGAGCATCGGTATCCTGCCAATAGATTTCCGCATCCTCTACCGCTTGCTCTCCCAAGGTCGAAAATTCGGGAAAGTAGAAATCGTACCGGGAACGACGTAGCCATTGCCGGTTTATACCCTGTGAATACATCGGCTTCGGCATTATCGACAACAAAGACATTATCAGCCCGTACTCTTGAGCATAGTACTTGCCTATGTGTTCCCTTGAGACCGTTATACCGTGTCCTGCAAGATTTCCTTGCGGTGTTCCGCCAACTGTTGTTTCCGACGTCTGAAGCACTTCCGATATGATCACCGGAGCCTTGAGACCACCGACATATTCGGGCCGTTGCAATCTCGCATCGAGATTTCCACCAACTCCGAAATGAGCTTGAAGAAATTCCGTATACCTTACACCTGAACGAGCATTTCGCTCCATCCACCTTTGTATTTGCCATGCAAGACGTATATCGTTTATATCAAACGTTGAGACCAGGGACATGTCGGCGCTGACATTCGTGTAATCTATCGTAGCAACCGGGTCTTTCGGGGCAGATGTTCTGTTCCATGAACCATTCGGCTGTGTCGGAGCCTGCGTACTTACCGGATATTCTCCACCGACCGGGTCGTGTGCGTACAAATTCGTATTGTACCACGGGTTCGAATAATCCAAATTAGCGAAATTAAATATCACATCGCCCGTCATTCCGCCAACAGAATCCGAAACCGGAGCAGTACCAGACAAAGGAAGAGCCGGGGGCGTACCACGTTGTGCCCACAATAAGGCCGAAGTGAAGTAGTCTTTCGTCCAACAACGACGAAGAAGAGTATCCGACGGAGTAGCTAAATCTATTTCCGTCTGCAGTGTCTCATCCCTATAGTACTCATTCCATATCATTGAATATGCGAGTTGCGGGAATTGGAGCGGGAGAGTATCCGAAGCAGTTACAGTGCCCGTGATGGAATGAGGAAAACCCAGATAATCCCACAGAGAATTGCCAGCTTCAAAAGTAACATCACCGGGATAATCCATCCTAGGGAGCGTGTCCGCATTGTCGCCATCGATTCCTCCCGTTATGAAATCTTCCCAATCCTCCCAAAGGAGACGATATGGTACGAAGAACGTGTGGACCGTTATATTGATTTCATTAAGTATCCGCGGAACCAACGGCATAACTCGCGCCACGATGCTGTGATTGACATTGAAACTGTCGCCCGGAACCATCTCATCGCACATAATGGGATACAATAATCCCATATCCGCGGACAAGAGCTTTGAATATGACAAGTCAAACACCGACTTTCCGGGACGTACGTTTTCGACACTTTTAAACGGCCTCATTATTTACCACCTTTCATTTTTTCTTTGACATCCGGGTCATTGAGAATATCCACTGCCTGGAGTTCTTTTTTGTATTTCTCAATCATTTCATTCGGAACCGAGACCTCTTTCACTGCGAGAGCATCTACCACACCGGTAACAGGATCGAAATACCCTATCTGATAGAGGGCGTAATCCATAACAGCCCAGGGGCTTGCCTTTTCGAGTAATTGCTGAAACATACGCATTGCGACTTTGTCATTTTTTGCACAATACGGCGGACCGAATTCATCCGCTTTTTTGTCTTTGACCGAATACATGGGAATTTGAGAGAAGGTGATTGTTGACATGCACTGACCTCCACATCGATTTAAGATTATACAATTATAACACATTTGACAACTTTTGTCAATAGAGAGGCTTTACGCGACAAACGTAAGCTTTATTCGGCATATCTGTATGCACCGGCGCTTGCTCTGCTATCGCAGCGCGCCGGTTTTATCAGAATTGCCTCTCACGTTTTTTTAATCGCGAACGAGCCTCTATATTTTTTGCATTTTGTATTTTTCTTAATTCGTATATTGCTTTCCATTTGTTTACATCCATTTTTTTTATTCGCTTTCGCTTCATATATTTTTTTAACTTTTTAAACTCTAACGACTTTGATATATCTTGGACATCCTTCGGATTTATTTGTAACTTTTTTTTATAGTACCTGGGTAAACCTATTTTTTTATCCCTTATTTGAATTGATAATTCATTTTTTAAAGATTCGGCATTTTTTATACAATACTTCTCGCCGAATCCATTACTTTGTATTTTGAACGGAGACTTACGGTTACCCAGAACCACACCATTGTATGACATTATTTTTTTATCTATATATCCACATACATAGTTTATACTTGCATCGGTTACACCACCTACATATACATAGCCATAAGGCCAATCATCCTTAAATTGTTTATGCCATTGCTCATTGTTCAATTTATCATCATATACCAGGACGATGGCATGATAATGGGGACGCTGGAATTTTTCCCCATATTCCCCACAACAATAGTATTTTATCTCACTCCCTGTATTTTTACGTACTCTTTTCACAAACCTTTGCATGTCCTTTTTTATGACTGAACCACATCTGGGTAAACTTTCATTGTTATATGTCAATGTTATAAAATATTTGTTTTTCACGTACTCATATTCGTGTTGCATACGCAACCCCCATTCTTTTGCTTTTTGTTTTCTACAGTTTATACAACTTCCGCATGATACAAGCAGCCCTTCAGGGAATCTATTTTTTGGAAGCTTTGTTAATAGTATTGGTTTTAAACATACCATTTTTTTCTCCATAAAAAAACCCCCTGGCATTATCATTTGGCCAGGGGGTATCATGAGGGGGGAGGAATAAATAGAATACCCGTCCTTATAGACGGATGCCTCCGCGACTTGAGCCATATGATTTTATCCGGCGAGACTTACGGCCGAAACGGCCTTTTTTCTTACCGAACCGATTTTGTTTTCCGTACTTTTTGAATCTTCGCATACCACTCACCTCCTAATTTTCTAAATCACCAGACCTTTTTAACCTATCTGGTGTTTTTATTGTATCCTGTATCGGATTTCTCTTTTTTTCCTCACTCACTTCCGGTGAGGACCAATCTTTTATTTTTAAAGTGGGGTTATTTCCGGATAGAGTATTCAATAATTCACCTATCCTTTTACCCCATATATCCATCCCCTCAACAGGTATTCCAATTTTTTTCATGAAATATTCATTTGAGAACTCTTTCTCAGTGGCCGCCGCTTCTGTCAACCTTGCTTGTGCCTCTGTCTGTCTTACCTGATTCATTTGTTGCATTTCACCAAGTATATTTACATCCGTTGGAACATAATCCCTTTGAGGTGTTGTTACTTGTATCGGTCCTGAGCTTTGTGCAGCAGAACCGGCCGCCAATACCGGCGATAAACCCGCCGCTTTTAGATCAGCAACACGCCTCTGTACGGCGTTATCTTCTCTTGCCCATGCATTTTGTTGCATTGCTTTTTGATAATCCAACTGTTGACCTTGTAATTCAAGATTTCTTCCGGCATTTATATTGCCCCATACGGTGTTTATCAATCCCGATATGGCATCAAGCATTATAGGCTCCCCGTAAGCAATTTCCACATATACACGAAGAAATCAGCCACAGCCTTTATCGCATCAACTATTGTCTGAACTATAGGCGGCATTTTATACCTCCATGGTATTTTAGACCAATTATTAAACAAGAACCTTTCATAGTTTGACATCTCATCATACATTTTTCCGGTTACTTGTCTTGGTGTCATTGGGCCATACTGTTATCAAGAGTGTCCGTATGGCCCTTGGACCCCTTTTCGGGGTCCTTTTGCTCTTCCTTAACGCCGGCCGGGGCCTTTTTGGCCTCGGCGGCAACCTTCTTCCTCGCGTCCGCTGTAGCTTTGAGCCTGGCGTTCACCTCTGCTTGTATACGCGACGCTTCTGCCAGGTCAAGCCCTTTTGACCTGGTGGGGTCAATTTGAACGCTCTCAGGGTCGATTTTTGAGCCCGCAGGGATATCATACAAGGCAGTCCTTGAATCATACAGCCTTTTCCCTGCTGCAAGCATCGATACAATTTTGTCCTGTATCGGCACATATCCCGACTTGTCAACCTTTGATTTCCCGCTAGGCTTTTCCTTTTTCGCGTGAGGCGGGTTTACGAACTGACAATAAAACTGCGTTTTTTCCATGATATCTCCTAATGACGGTCCACACGTTCTTCGTACCATATCGTCTCCTTTGGGAGGATTGGGAAGATTTCATAACGGGAGGAATCGATGGCGACAATGCGGACACGCTCCCTAGGATGGATTATCCCG